AAAAAGGTAGATGAGAACGGTAATAAGTTAGATAAAATTGAGCAAAGACTATATGACTTAACTTCAGAACAATGAGAATACTAACGTTTTTATTATTTAGTTTATTAGTACATAGTCAAAGGGTAACGGTGTATCAGATTAATGCAGATTGGAACTCTAAAAATACTTTAGAGCTAAACTTAAAAAACTGTAAGTATATCTATGCTGATATAGACGATTTAGCAATTAAGATTAAAAGCCAAATAAAGAGTTTACCTACCATACTAATCTACAAAGAGGGTAAAAACAGACGTCAGTATATGGCGGGTATTGATATGAAACTAAACGTTAGAGAAGAGGAAATACAAAACTTTATAAATAGCTTAAATGACAAAGAACTTTAAATTAAAAGAGTTTAAGTGTAAATGCGGTTGTGATATGCCTTTAGAAGTTTATGAGAATGTGATCAAACTAGCTGGAGAACTACAGAAGCTAAGAACTTATCTAGACAGACCTATTACAATTAATAGTGCTTATAGATGTCCTAATTACAATGATAATGTCGTTAAGGGTGCTAAGCATTCACAACACAAGCTAGGTAAGGCTGCTGATATTACAGTACAGAGCTTAAAACCAGCGGAGGTGTTTGTAGTTATAGAGGATTTAATAGACTTTGGAGAGTTACTACAAGGCGGTTTAGGTAATTATGATACCTTTACTCATTACGATATAAGAAAAACTAAAGCTAGATGGGATGCCAGGAAAGTATAAAAAAGAAAATGGGACTACTAGAGTAGGAGATGCTCTAAGGTGGTTAGTAAAACAAGGAAAAACAGTAGCTCCAGAAATTCTAGATATAGCTGGTAATATAACTGGTATAGATGCTCTTAAGGATTTAGCGTCTAAGATAGAGGGGGATAAGGAATTATCTGAAACTGATAAACAACTTCTACTAGAAGAGCTGAGGTTTGATATGATAGAGATGCAAGAGACTACTAAGAGGTGGGTAGCTGATATGTCTAGTGATAGCTGGTTAAGCAAAAATATAAGACCTATAAGCCTAGCTTTTTTAACCCTTAGTCTATTTATATACATAATTCTAGATAGTGCCTTAGAAGGCTTTAAAATAGCTTCTGGGTGGATAGATTTACTGTCTAGCTTACTGCTATTAGTCTATGGGGGTTATTTTGGAATGAGATCAGCAGAAAAAATTACTAAACACTGGAAGAGGTAAGTAGAAAATATATGAGTACCCCTTACTCTAGAGTATGTTACTCTATAGTATCTACTCTATAGTAAATATATATATATAATTATACTCTAGAGTATCTAAGCTAGAGTATCTACTCTAGAGTAATATACTCTATAGTAATAGAAAAAATACACAAAGTTTTTTAATATCCAAATTTATTATTAATTATTTTTAATATAGCTTTGTACTATGGCTAGAAAGGTATCCAGGAAGAGTCTAATAAAGAAGCTAGATACAATATTTAGTGAGTATATTAGGAGAAAGTATGCTGATAAGAATGGTATAGTAAAGTGCTATACTTGTGATAAGAGAGCTTACTGGAAAGGTAAGGGTATGCAGAATGGTCACTTTATCAGTAGATCCTCCAGGATTCTTAGATGGGATGAGGATAACTGTAGACCTCAGTGTTACGGATGTAACTGTATGAGATATGGTCAGCAGTATGTTTTTGCTCAAAACTTAAATAAAGAGTTTGGGTATGATAAAGCAGATGAGTTACTACAAAAATCTAGGCAAACAATAAAACAAGCTGATTTTGAATTAATAGAGCTAATAAAGTACTATGAGGATTTGGTAGAACAGTTATAATAGTTTACTTTTGTACTAACTTAGTTTTAAGTTTGTTATCATTGTAAAGAGGGTATCCTTAGGGGTACTCTTTTTTTTGTTAGTAATTTTGTTAATTAAATATTTTTATGTAGCTTTGGGGTATTAAATGATAACAAATTATGAATCTATTACAAAAACTAAAGCCACACTACAAGGCTAAACTCGACAAATTCAATAATGAGTATCCAGAGATAGTAGGAGATATTACTACTGATCTAGAAAACGAAAACTATTTAGGAAACCTTAGGTATGCAACTATAGTACAAATGTCTTTTGTATTTGGTACGTTAGATGCCTTTAAATTCTTTGATGGTTATGACTCATAGTGAAGATGTAAAGAGGGTATCTTCTCCTCAATTAGTAGACTATCTAAATGCTAGAATAAAAGCTCTAGAGAGTAGAGTAGAAATACTAGAGGCTAAATTAGAAGTACAGAAACAAGTAAACCAATATAATAACTATAATAACTAAAAATGAAAAACGGTAGAATTAAGTACATTGATACCAATGGAGAATGGAATGGTATGAACAAGTATCTAGTAACCTTTGCAGATGGAGAGAGTTATACTTTCTTTGCTAAAGGGGATTTTAAAGCATCCATAGGGGATGAGATTAAGTACACTGTATCAAATGAGCAGATGAGAAACGCTAAGCTAGTGAGAGACAATTACTCTAACAAAAGCTACAGTCCTAGCAAACCTAGTAGCTCTAGAGATGATGTACAGACTTCAATTATTAAACAGACTTGTATTAAGGCATCAGCGGAGCTACACGCTTCAAGAGGTACAAGTGATGTACAAAGCGTAATAGAGGATGCAGAGATAATGTTTAATTGGATAACTAAGTAAATATGGAAGATAATAAAGAGTTTTTAAATTTTGTATTCCCTAGACCATCTAAGTTTGACTGGGTAGTAGCTAACATATCTTTAAATGTAGATGAGATGATAGAATGGCTACAGAATAATAGGGAGAAAGCTAACAATAATAAAGGGTACATTGACTTTGATGTATTAAAGTATTCTAAAGATCCTAACAAGTTTTATGCTAGACGTTACAACAAAGAGCTACCAAAGCAAGTAACCGCTAAGGAGCATATGCCAGACAGAGAGACTGTAGAGCAAAGTGATTTGCCTTTCTAATTTTAATTTTGTTAATTTGGCTACTCATAATAGGGTAGCCTTTTTTTTGCTATGATAATAAACTATACTGAACAACTAGAGAAACTAAGACAAATAAGGAATGGTAGTGTAAGGGAAGGATTAAAGCTAGATATTTTAGACATTGATGAGCATCTAAGATTTAAGCCAACTAATTTTAATGTCATATTAGGACAAGCTAATGTAGGTAAAACCTCAGCAGTACTATTTTTAATGTTATGCTACTCACTTAAGCATAATAAAAAATGGCTAATATTTTCAAGTGAGAATGAGCCACATTCAATAATAAGGAAACTAACAGAGTACCTAACCCTTAAGCCTATCAACTTAATAGAGGAGGAGGACTTTATAAAATGCACTGATTATATAGACAGTCACTTTAAGATAATATCTAGTGAGAAGCTATATACTTATAGAGATTTAATTAATTTAGGCATAGAGTATAAAAACGCTTGGGACTATGATGGTTTTATGATAGACCCTTATAACTCCTTAGCTAAAGACCCAGAGCTTATGAAGAGCTTAGGTGGTCACGAATACGACTATCAAGCTACTACAGAGTTTAGAATATTTTGTAAGCAACATAAAGTTAGTGTTTGGCTAAACGTTCACGCTAACACTGGAGCTATTAGGATGCTACATAGATTAGATCATCCTTATGCTGGTTATCCTTTACCTCCACAAGCTGGAGATGTAGAGGGTGGAGCTAAGTTTGTAAATAGAGCTGATGACTTTTGGGTAGTGCATAGATACGTTCAACATCCTACTGACTATATGATTACTCACTTACATATAAGAAAGGTTAAAGAAGTAGAGACTGGAGGTAGACCTACTCCTATGGATGAGCCAGTACAATTACGTTCTATAAAGAATAATGTAGGCTATGAAATGAATGGTCAGCCTATTGTTAGAATGATAAGTGAGGATGTAAAAGCAAAGCAATTCTTAAAGAAAGTGTAAAAACATTAAATAAAATATTGTAACTTTAAGAAAAAATTAAGTTATGATATTATATATACTAACCAGCTTTATAGTTTTATTAATATTACTAATAGCTTATACTGACAAGCATAACCCAGTGATTCAATTTCATATAGTTACTGGGTTTGGTTTTTTATTCCTTTACGATGAGACAGATACTGAGGATGGTAAGCAAATCATCTATCAGTTAATGTTAGGAATACTTCTAATATCTTTATCTTATACTAGAGATGCTGAGTAAGTTAGTACAATACGAAAGGCTATGGATAGGTTATGCCTTAGATTTAGGGTGTAATATAGATACTGCAAAAGATATAATTCAAGAGTTTTATATTAAAATGAGAGACAAAGACTATTACTATGATGAGAATAGTCCTAATTTCTATGGGTGCTATGTAGTGCTTAGGAATATGATATTTGACATAAAGCGTAAAGAAAAAAGGGTAGAGCTATTGCCTATAGATTTACTCCCAGAGATAGCTGATGAGGAGTACCAGGAAGATGACTATGACGATAAGCTAAAGGCTATACAAAATTGGTTAGAGGCAAATTCTATAGATTATGATGTAGATAGTATTGATTATGATATAGATGTACTTAAAAAGGTTTACTATAAAACTATATATCAGGAAGTGTTTGAGAATCGTAAAAAGATTACTCAGCTTAGTAGAGAGACTGGGATAAGCTACTATTCCCTTTATAACACAGTGAGACATATTAAAAAACAAATAAAAGAACAATGAAAGTATTAGAATTATTTGCTGGTAGCAGAAGCATAGGTAAAGCTTGTGATAGTTTAGGCTATGAAGTTTTTAGTAGTGATATAACAGACTTTGGAGGTATAGACTATGTAGTAGATATATTAGAGTTTGATGTAAGTAAAGTACCTTTTAAGCCAGATATTATATGGGCATCTCCTCCTTGTACTACTTATAGCGTTGCAGCTCTTGGTAGGCATAGAAATGGAACTTTACCTAAAACAGAGTTTGCAGAGTTAAGTGATAAGATAGTACAAAAAACTTTAGAAATAATTAAGAGCTTTAATCCAAAACATTACTATATAGAAAATCCTAGAGGTATGCTAAGAAAGATGCCTTTTATGTTAGGTTTACCTCGAACTACTGTATGGTATTGTCGTTATGGAGATACAAGAGCAAAGCCAACAGATATATGGACAAACAATTTAAGGTCTCTTTTAAATCCAGATGGGTGGAATCCAAGACCAGAATGTAAGAATGGGAATGATAAATGCCATCACGAGTCAGCTCCTAGAGGTAGTCGAACTGGAACACAAGGATTAAAAAACAATCACGAAAGAAGTAAGATACCAGAAGAGTTTTGTTTAGAAATATTAAATAGCAGTAAATGAGAGTAGGGACTTTACTAGAGAAGATATTTAAAGCTATAGGTATACAGTTTATAGTTAAAAAGATATGGGGAGAGGATTGCGGATGTGAAGAGAGAAGAGATAAGCTAGATAATTATTTTGATAGAAAATGAATTTAGAGCAGTATAATAATTGGGCAAAGTTTAGAGAGTCTACCTCTAAAAGAATATCAGCTAAGGAGGTTAAAATGATAGCTAAGTACTATGCAGATGTATTTAATAAGAAATACTGGAAACCTTGTACTTGCAATAAGTCTAGATACCAGCAGTGGATCAAAGAATTAAATAACCACTGGAGCAGTATAGAAAAACCAACAGAATGAATATAGAAAAATATGAGAAGTCTTTAATAGCTCTACTAAATTTAGATGGGTGGGACTTGGAATGGTGTGGTAATGAAAATACTTTTTATGATGCTAGAGGATATACTCCAAAGCGTTTTAAGACTGTTATAGAGATTAAATGTAGAAATAAGTACTATGAGACAAAGATAGAGAAAGCTAAATACGATAGACTTATGAGCTTACCAGAGGATACAGTTAAAATATACTTTGTCAATGATCCTAAAGGTAATTATATGTATTGGCTCAATAATCTA